TGCAACCTTTCAAACTCCTGATAAGAAACGGGTTACATGAGCAAGTTTAATCCTGACCGCATGTCCAAGAACAAGACTTACATGCAAGAGTATGCTAAGACACAGCGCGCGTTCTTTGATGAGTTGACCGTCTACTACTGGATTGATGACCAAGGTAACAGGCACGAACAACGTAAGCTATCCGACAAGCAGATGCCCGGTGGTAAGAGATTAACCTATGCCAATTAGAGAGTTTGTCTGTAAGAAAGATGGGGTCTTTGAAAGCTATGTGTCTGGTACAGTCGTGGAGTCTAGGCCCTGCCCCAAGTGCGGAGCTAAAAGCAAGCTGGTCGAGTTCTCCGTCCCTGCCAAGCGCGACTCTCGCCATGGTATTGTCAACTAGCGATTGGCGTAATCTTGCAGATAACCCCGGTTACACATACAAGCGAGTGCCCTGTGGAGGGGATATAAATGGCTCTAGTAGTCAAGAACACCAAGCAGTTAATCAATCCCGAGACGCTCAAGTTAAAGATTCTATTAGTCAGTCAGCCCGGATTTGGAAAGACAACGTTTGTTGCAAATAGCCCTAACCCGATTATTGGCGTGTGTGAAACAGGTCACGGCCAAGGTTTGCTCTCTATCGCCAGTAAAGGTGTTGACTACACGGAACTGGACAGCTACGACGATTTCGACGCCTTTTGTTCGGGTGCGGTTGGAAAAGAGAACGAGACCTTTGGGCTCGACTCTCTGTCTGATATGGGTTCTACCTTCATTAAAGATAAGGCCCTATCTCTGCCTAGAGCTAAAGGCGAATCCCAGAAGCGTGCATTGGGAGTTCCTGAACTAGATGATTACGGTGTGATGGCTGAGTTGACGCGGAAGCTTCTCCGCAAACTTCTAGGCCAAGGCAAGCATGTGGTTGCCACAAGTGGTATGCGTATTGACAAGCCTGACCCTGAGAACGGCCAAGGTGAGATGCTGATTGGCCCTGCACTTCCCGGTCAAATGTTTCTCGGCTCTACTGCAATGTTTGACCTAGTGTTGATTGGACGGACGCGTTCTATTCTCCGGGACCCGCGCGATGCTAAGTCTAGATACACTGAACGGTATTGGCTCACTGAACCTAGTAATGGCTTTCTCGCCAAGAACCGTCTCTCGATTGGTGAAGAGAGTAAAAGCTTTCTTCCGACTGAATTGATTTACAATCCTAAAGCTAACACAGGAACATTTGATGATATTTTCCAACGCGCTATGAAAGCATACGCTGAGGAAGCTGCAAAGCAAGTAGCAAAGACAACTAAAATTCTGAATTAGCTGATTATTTGAAGGGTTACGACGGGATGAAATACTCACCTAGAACCTATCCTAGTCAGCACAAGTTTCGGGATATACTGACACGTTGATATATAATCTAGGCAACGCACGACCCGGCGACCTAGTGGGTGGCGACGTTCCTTGGTATATCCCGATTTATTTTTCTGGGAGGGAAAATGTCTAAAGGTTTAATTGTATATAGTGTATCTCAGGCGCAAGAGTTTACTCTCCCTGAAGGATACGAGATTAAAGAGTTTGAAACTACCACGACAGGTTATCGTCTGGGTGGTGTCAAGAAAGAAGCATCACCGTTGTCAGTCACGGGCTTCAAGACTGTCTCTGAGATGACTATTTTCTATGACGAGTTCGGTAATCAGATTTTCGTAGTCACCAACAATCTGGTCTAATCCTCACTTGAGTATTCAAGTGTTTCGGAGCGAGTATGAGAAAAGTAACTGAGAACAAGTCGTTGAAGTTTAACGACATCTCTGCGGAGTTGTATCGAGTCTATCATTTCCCTAATGGCGAAGCTGTTAGGATTGATATGCCTCAATCGTTGAACGTGAGTAAGAGTGGTGGGCATCGTGTCATGGATGATGCAGGCATTTCCCACTACATTCCCGGCGGCTGGATTCATTTGGTTTGGGAGAACAAGGCCGACCTCCCTGCATTCCAGTTTTAGTACCATCTACAAATACGGTCAATTAAAAATCAAACACGGAGGAAGTTAAACCATGGGTTTCGTTGACGTTAAGTTGAGTGATGTAGAGTTGGATAAGCCGTCACCAGTTGGGATTGGCGACTATACTTTCCAGCTTGCTCCCGGCGCTGCATATCGTGTGAACCAATACACGGGCGTTGAAGAGTTGAATGTCAGTGCGAGTATTGCAAGTGAAAGTGAGTTTCAAGGTCGTCGTGTGTTCTGGTCGTATCCTGACCCGACGGCGATTGGTAAGAAGTCTGGCAAGCCGATGTCTTGGTCTGCTCAGGCGTTGAAGAAGTTTGAGCTTGCTTTGGGAGAGGATTCGCTTCCGGGCGAAGACCCTGCGACCTATCTGAATCGTGTGGCTACCAATGGTAACACGCGCTTCGGAGCCAGTATGGTAGCTGAGACGCGTAAGAATGAAGAGACGGGTAAGTATGAACCGTACACGCGTGAAGGCGAAGATGCGCCGCGTGCGGTGTTCAGTGTGTTTACCGTTCACGCTTCGGCGTAATTAAGGCAAACAATGTTAGGGAAGGTTAGCTGCTGAAACGTCTAGAGACCTTCCCTAGCTTCACTACTATGATTGAACTCTTCGAGCATCCCCACAAAGAAGGCGAGCAGTTGATTATCCTATCAACTGAACTCAAACTCTTAATCCACATAGCAGAGGAACAAAAGAAAATTATGGCAGATATCACAGCGTTGGCCCAAGCGGTTAGCGATTTGAGTACGGCAAGTGCGGCTGACGACGCTTCGATTATTGCGTCTTTGGCGGCGATTCAGACGTTGATTTCTACGCTGCAAGCTGGCGTGGGACCGACTCAGGCACAGATTGACGCTTTGACTTCGGCGGTTACGGGAGTCACGGCGAGCATTAATGCGGATGCGTCTAAGGTTGCGGCGGTTGTTCCGGCTGCGCCTGTGGCGACTCCTGCAAGCTAAGATTAGACCACTACGACAGGTAAACTGAGAGCATCATACAACTAGGGCCAGCCTAAAAACTGGCCCTTTTTGTTTTATAGGAGGGGTAATGGACGGCTACGTGATATTAGGTGTTGTGATAATGCTAATCTCAATCGCTGGACTAATACTCCTACTGGATGGTCTATTCGATGAAAACTAACTATCCTCCATGGCCGTTGCTCAAGTTAGTTTGGACTCTAGCTCTAGCTAGTCTGATAGCCCAAGGCTGGTGGACTATAGCGCATCACAATCGGATTGCGCCTTGTGAGAGTGGGGTCACGCGACCCTCTGTTAAAGAACTTCAGAAGTGGTATGGCGAGCACAACTCAGAGATGTTCAACAACACTCTGCCCAAAGATTTGATTATTGATAGCTACTACAACCGTAACAAGAACTGGATGGCCGCTACTATTCACATGACCGACGGCTCGTTCCACATCCAATTCAACCCAGTGTTTTGCCTAGCCGAGCGAACTTATGACCAAGCGATGGTCCACGAGATGTGCCACGTAGCTGTGATGCAGAAGAATAAAAACGATGATACCCACGGGGATAGCTGGCAAGCTTGTATGAAGGGGCTGGCGGTCAACGGGAGCATGGAGAGGGTCTGGTAATGCAAAAGAAAAAGCAAGACTTACCGTATGGATTGATGTGTCGGCGTCACCCGAATTACAAAGCAATGCGTGAGCCTCATGTTCGCGGAGGGTGTTCTGTGTGCGAACTCATGTGGCAGATGATGCGGAAAGACAGGAAAAAAGATGGGCCTGATAATGGTAGCACCGGGGGGTCAGTGCGGGGGACCGTTGATGCAATCGCGGAAGGTGGGAGTCTACATACCGTTGAGGGACCTAGCGGAGAAGGTACGGTTGGACCCGTTTAACTTGGAGATGATTGAAGAGATTGCGGAGGCCCTGAAGCAAGAGTTCATAAAGGGCATGGGAGATTTCATTGAAGGTCAAAGAGTGTCGGTCGTGCGACGGTTGTCCGATGCAGAAGTTGTTTCCAGAGTCGAATTTAGTCCCACCCAAAATGGGTCCTTCCAGACGGCTAGCAGTAGCGGAGGCTCCGGGGGCTGAGGAGAGTATTGAACTAGAACCGCTTGTCGGCCCGAGTGGTCGCATCATGAATATGCTTTGGTCGAAGGCGGGTATCAAGCGTGACTCTCTCACCATTCTCAACACAATCAATTGCAGACCACCCGACAACGTGTATCCACTCGACAAGGAAGCACGTAAGTATATATCACAACAGGATGCAGAGGATGCAGTTAGCCATTGCTATCGAGCACACGTTAAGCCAGTGCTTGACAGCCGCCCATGGGAACGTATTGACGCTATTGGAGAAAAGAGTTTACGAATACTTACTGGTAAGACCGATGGAATAATGAAGTGGCGCGGGTCCCCGCTCCCACTCAAAGGTGAAGAGAAGCCGAAGGTGATTGGGATTTTGCATCCCAGTTACTTGATGCGCCAACAAGATTATATTCCCTTCACTATCTCGGACTTGCAAAAGGGCGTAACTCCCCCACCTGAACACTATGACCTACAACCTAGCCTTGAATCTTTGGAAGCCTTTGTTGACGCGAATGTACTTTGCTTTGACATTGAAACAAATGGGTTTACCAATGCTATCACAATGGTTGGTATTCAGACCAAGCCCTTCCACGTTTCTGTTGTGCCTTTTGGTGGGGCTTATCTGCCTATTCTTAAGCGCATATTTCGAACCGCCAAAAATGTTGTAGGCCAGAACTGTATCCAGTTTGACATCCCTAGACTGATTGAGAACGGGGTGTTGTTCAACCCGGATGTTCAAATCTGGGACATCATGTTGATGTTCCACTTGATGCACCCGGATAGTCCCAAGAAAGACTTGGAGACTATCTCTAGTCTCTATACTCAGAAGCCCGCGTGGAAACATCTCAATCACCAAGACATGTCTTTGTATTGCGCGCGCGACGTGGATGTTACCTTCCAAGCGTTCGTTCAGCTCAAGCAGTTGTTGAGGCGCTTTAACCTAGAAGACTTGTATATGTACACTCAAGTCCCTCTAGCTATGATTTGCCATCAGATGACTCAAGTGGGTATTCGTACCGATGGTCGTCGCTTGAAGTACGCAGCCGATAAGCTTGAAGAAGAACTAGCGGGCTTGATTAAGGAATTGCCAAAAGACCTGCAACCCCATAAGATTCTGGTTGGTAAGCGGTTCGACGCTCCAGAGGGAACTCTGGGCAAGTCCGGCAAGCCCGTCAAGTTTATCACCAAGCAGGTTGAGGAAGATGTTATTCCTATCAACTCGCCCAAGATAATCGAGAAGTATCTTTATGAAACACTTCAACTTCCTAAGCAAGTTCATCCCAAAACCAAAAAGGTTACGACGGACAAGAACGCGCTCGATAGGCTTTTCCGTAAGACTAAGAACCCCGTTCTTAAGACTCTTACGCGCCTGCGCCAAATCGAAGAGTTGAAGTCTACGTTTCTAAATCAGGAGGTAGTTGGTCTGGGCAAAGTCCATTCCAACTTTCTAGTTCATGGAACAAACAGTGGAAGACTCAGTTCATCCGGTCCTAATCTCCAAAACCTTAATTCGGCTGCAAAGTACATCTACGTCCCTTCTCATGAGGGTTGGTGTTTTGTTGAAGCTGACTTTTCATCTCTGGAGAATAGGCTTACTGCGTGGTACGCCAATGATTGGGAGCGTCTTAGAAAGCTCGCAATACCGGGCTACAACGAGCACAAGGAAGCCACATCTAGAATTTTCGGAATCCCTGTTGCTGACATCACCAAAGAAATGCCTGAGTACCGCTTGGGGAAAGCGGCCAATCATGCCGCAAACTATGGCCTAGGTCCACGCAAGTTTGCCATGACCTATGACATCACCGAGAAGGAAGCGCGCGATATTCTCCTCAAGTGGAGACAGGCTAATCCTCTCACAGTAAAGTGGCAGGAGAACACTAGCAAGGAAGCAGCCAGAGACGGTGTATTGACAACCAACTTTGGGCGCAAGCGGTGGTTCTGGTCTACTAGAACCTACACTGAGTCCTTGAGTTTCTTGCCGCAGTCTAGTGGAGCTGACATCAGCTTCCGTTGTATGATTGCTTTGTACTATGAGCGTATCGGTTGGACGGTTGAGAAGGCTTCTAAGGTAGCTGAGGTTTTGGCTCCCTTGCCCCTACCCGCGAGAATGGTTGCTCAGGTCCACGACTCTTTGTTAATTGAATGCCCCCTAGCTTTGAGGGAAGAAGTCATCGAAGCCATGAAGAAAGTTATGACTCAACCTTGGAAGGCGCTTGGCGGTTTTTCTATTCCCGTGGAGTTTAAAGTGGGGGGACCGAATGATAGCTGGGCAGACATTAAGCCGTTGGAGGCAAAGTAAATGGTCGGAAACGTCGCAGCAATTAAAGTTACGGGTGAACGCGTGTTCGTTCTTAGCGCTGGAGATAGTGGGCTTGGTCCTGTCTATACAGTTCGACGCCCTGTCGTTGGTCCAAACGGCATCCAGCATATCGTGGAGAACTTTACGCCGGATGAACTCGAAGCGCCAGATGAAAGTATCCGTCGGGAACTGAATGATATCCTGACTAAGCGTAAACTCGAACAAGAACTGTATAACCAATTCCAAAAAGAACAAGCAGCTACACAAGCCTCTGAATTTGAAGCGGCCACCGAAAAGACGGATGATAACGTAATTAAGTTCACCAACTAAGGCGGTGCTAAGTGGCCGAAGTCCTAAGTGACTTTATCGTACGGCCCTTACCCAAGATTCCGCATCAAATAGGTCGTGGAATCATGCCTGTGAAGTCGCTAGTTTGTATCGGTGGAGAACCTAAGGCTAACAAGTCTTATGTGGTACTCAATATGTGTCTCGACCTTGCAAGAGGGAGGGACATCTTTGGGGGCAAATACCACGATGGTTCTCCCGCGATGCCTGTTGCAAAACCCTATCGAGTGTTGTACATCGAGCAGGAAATTGGCGAAGAAGGCTTGAAGGAACGCTTGTTACCCATGCTCAGCGGCGAAGTGCCGTATGGACTTGACTTCTATATCAAGTCCCGAGATATGACGATGCGGTTAGATACACCCGAAGGTAGGTTGGCCATAGAGCAGCAGATTGTAATGTGTAAGCCGGATATCGTAGTGTTTGACCCTCTCGCAGAGTTTCAGTTGATTAACGAGAACTCGGCGCAAGAGATGGGCATGACAGTTCGTGTGTTGAAACGGTGGATTGAAAGCTATGGAATCTCTATTATACTCGTACACCACGTCGGAAAACCGGGGTTTGAGGACCCGAGGACGGGTGGAAACAAGCTTAGAGGAAGTAGCGCTTTGTTTGGTGCCGTTGATACATTCATCGGCGTATCGCGTAAGTCTGAGTCCTCACACCCGGCTCCGACTCTTGAGCTCGAATTTGAACTCAGACGCGGTAAGCCCTTGCAGAACTTCACAATCAGACGCGAAGAGTCTGGACTCGTAACTTTTCTGGGAGATAAGTGGACGGCGGGATTAGTGCAGGCAACGCATAACGATGGGGCGGAAACTGCACCCCGAGCAGCGCGACAAAGGAAGCCAAAGGAACCTGAACCCTTTGCAAAGGAACTATGAGCGACGACGTAAAGTTGTATGTATCTCTCGCAGACATTCATTACCCGAAAGTACACAAGCCGACCCTAGAAGCGGTGAAAGATTTCGTTGGAAAGAACGAAGTTGACGGCCTCATCTACCAAGGTGACCAGCTCGATATGGAGAACATTTCCCATCACACAAAGGGCAAGCCGTTCTTCCGCAACAAGCGCGGCTACATCTCTGATATCAATGGCTTTAGGAAAGTTGTCCTAGACCCCATTGAAGCTTTGCTCTCTAAGAAGTGCAAGAAGTATTGGATTATCGGCAACCATGAACGCTTTGAACAGGACCTAATCGAGTGCCAACCGGAACTTGAGGGACTGGTCAATCACGTCAAGTTGCTAGAATTGGTGGAACGTGGTTACCAGATTATACCTCTTGGACACTCTCTCCAAATTGGAAAGCTTAATGTCGTCCATGGAGAAATCCTCTCGGGCATTGGGAACCAGATGGGCACTTTCCCCGCGAAGAAAGCCGTCCTACTTTACGCAGGCAATGTTCTTGCTGCTCATAGTCACGCTCCTCAAATGTATACGCAGATATCTCCAGTGGAGCATACCCAAAAGTGGCAAGGATATATCGCTCCGATTCTCGGCGCAACAAACCCCGGCTACCTCAAGAATCGCCCGACTGCATGGCTCAATGGGTTCTCAATTATCGAATCCCACCCAGACGGGTCCTTCAATCTCTACTTGGTTAACATCATTAACGGAAAGTTCAGCTATGGCGGCAAATCATACGGAGGCAAAAAGTAATGGGTAAGCGCTACAATGTAGGAGTGGACATTGATGGTGTGCTCGCTAACTTCACGGGAGCGGCACGCCAATTGTGCATCGAGTTGTTTGGCAAGCCTGACCCGTCGGCTGTCCAGACAGGCTGGGGCTTCGACTCTCTTGGCATCACCAAGGAAGAAGAAGAGTTGATGTGGCGTACTATTGACGCCCAGCACAACTGGTGGATGTCTCATGGAGTCATGCCGAACACGCAGTACGTCCGCGCGTTGACCCAAGAG